CTCCGGTGATCTATAACCAGAAGAAATTTTAACAGACATATTAAATGAATCTCTAATTGGCTGCAATACATTATCGCATAATGATTGTAGATTTTTAATATGCTCAACTTTAGGAATGTTAGTTATCTTTTTATCTTCCGCAGTTTTAGAATAAGTTAATTCTTCTAATGTAAAATTTTCCGATAGTTTCATTTGATTGTTATTTTACCATCTGCGCCAACATAAACAATCTTTACGTTTAAAGTTTTTTGTATTTCAGATGGAGATCTATTTATACGATCGTTTTTTTTATTTGAATATTTAGTATCTGATTTTCTATATGATACAGTCTTAACATCATAGTTAGTATATTCTTTTGTTTTGGTGTGATAAGTTACGATATCTATTGGACCCACACCTCCTAATGCAGTGAATACAATTAAGTTAGGATCTTTAGCAAAGTATGCTTGAGCTAATGCTTCTGACACTAAACCCTTGTCTGACTTTTTAATCAGAAATTATCCTATTGTTTATTTAACGAACTTAAGAATAGCAAGAACAGAACCTATCAATGCACCTATGATTACAAGAAAAGCTATAACCCCTTTTCCTTTATTCATGTCTGAGTGTAATTGTTTAACATCACTACGTAGCTCATCTATTGTTTTAATGAGTGTACTCATTCGTTCAGCACACAGCTTCTCATGCGCAGACAAACGAACTGATGTAGTAGATACTATCTTGTGTTTCCTTTTCATTAAGCCACAATATATAGTGGTATGAAAAAGTCAATCTATAGGTGTATATGGGATGCTATATCACCCCATATAGTATTTATTTAGTCTTCGTCTTCTTCGTCTATATCTAGATCATCCTCATCTTCATAACTGTCTTCAGGATTAATCTTTAGCTCTAGATCATCCAGGAGATCTTTAATCTGATAGATGATATCTTCAGCTGATTTGTGTTTTTTTGCCATGCAAACTCCTATAGTTGGTTTGGCAAAAGCCAACTAGTGTTAATTGAATAATAAGTAAATAAAATTATTTTTTATAACTTATTGAATTATAAATATAATTTATTTTTTATTGTAGAACTGTTCTACACTTTTAGCATAATCTTTCCAAAATGTTTTAACATCTTCAAAAGCATCTGCATAAAACTTAGTCCAGTATTCTCTGAAAGATTTATAATCTAACATAGTATTCTCCATTGGTTAATGGAAACTATATATGTTGCAGTGCAACAAATTTCAAGTCTATTTTAAATGAGATCTGATAGATTCAATAGCTTTACTGATTTCATCTTTATAAGCGTAACCAATGAAACCTCCAGCTAGTAAACCAATAATAAGTGTTATCATATTATTTCTTATTTAGTTGAGTAATAAAACTACCATAATATTCTGTACTTCCCAAATGATTAATAGGTGTACTTAGATCTGTCCAGATTTCGCCACCGCATTCTTCCCATAATCTACAGAAGTAATAGTCTTCAGATAAGAACCTGGTTACTCCATCCTTTTCTTTATAGCAGCCAACTGGAAAGAAATCATAGGCATTATCTGATCCTTCTATTCCTGTTCTTAGATCTGGTTTGTATTTTAAGTTAGGAAACTTATCCATGATAGTAGTAAACACTTTACGTCTTATCAGCATAAAACCAGTAGCTGATTCTTTTACTCTTGCAAAGCCATCTTTAAATTCTGTGTTAGGATATAGATTAACATTAAACTGCAATAAATAATCACGCATTGTTTTCTCATCTATATTATTATTTTCTTTAATACGTTTATGTAATTGCTCCCAGTAGAATCCTTTTACAGGATAGGTGCATGTAACAACTTCTCTATCAAACTCTATAACTCTTAGTAAGTTCTGTAATGTGAAACAAATGTCAGCATCAATGAATAATAAATGTGTACCATTAAATTCTTTATTATCTAAGAACTTAGTTACAAACTTATTTCTAGCACGATTGATTAAAGATTCAGTGGGTAATGTTTCTATTCTAAGATTGTGTCCCATATCATTTAAAGGTTTGATGCAATTAAATAATGAATGGAATGTTAGATTGGAAATGTTTCCACCATAGCAAGGTATAGCTATTAGGATATTCATTTGTTATTTAAATTGCTTACCTGTAACCCAAGTTACTAATGAATTTCTTTCACCTTTAGTTACTGGCATAACTTCATGTAATACATAAGATGGAAATATAATTAATGTTCCTTGTGCTTTATCCATAATAGTTCCTTCTTCTTCACCATCATATAATTTAAGTTCTCCACCTTCATATTCTTCAGGATTTGTAAGTTGAATAGATATAGATAATTTTCTAATTGGCATATTTACTGATCTATCAATGTGCTTACCATATTTACCAGATGGTGCTTCATAATTAGTAAATTGAAATCCTTCGTTTAATCCAAATAAATCAAACTTAAAAAATCTTTCATTAAGATTTAATGTAATATCTGTAACTCTACGAAATACCCAATCCATACCATCAACAGGATATAACCAAGATATTTTAGAATCTCTTACATCAGATTCACCTTTAGTAGTTCCTTTAATTAAACCCTTGTCTTTTGCTATATTAATAATTGTTTGACATTCTTCTTTTGAAAATGCGTTATTCCAAAATGCGTAAAGATTAATTTGATCTACTTCAAAACTCCAAGATGAATTTTCAAATTTAGGTTTATGAAGTTTTATTACTTCTGACATATATTTCCCTTTAATTTTTTAAAAGACTATACTTCTACTATATCCCAAGATAAAGTTTGTTCGTTCCAAGAATACTTATTGTCATCTATCGGATAAGCAACTGGTGCATTCCAAAGACAAGTGTCTTCATTTAATATCCAAGAGTTAAAAGGTTTAGGTGCTATAAAAGCATCTTTACTTTGATCGTAAGAGTAACCTATTCCAGCAAAGTTTTTTCTAAAATTATTATTGTATGAAGTTTGTTTCCAAACATCTCTTGTATTATAAAGTTTATTAATAAAATCTGAACCAGCTTGTTCTGTTATTGCAATATCATTAGATACTACAATTACTTGTTGAACTATATTTCCTGTTCCTAATTTTGCAAAGTGTGCCATAAATTATCCTGTGTAAGTTCCTGATGCGTTATAAACTAATATTGTATCTGCACCAGATGTGCTAACTGTTGGAGAACCTGTTGTAGTTGATGAATAATTAGCAGTTGGCATACGAAGTATTACAACTCCTGAACCACCATTTCCATTTCCAGTAGAACCACCACCACCACCACTTCCAGTATTTGCTGAACCTGCTGTTTTTAGAGTTGAGTTATCATGTTCTCCTCCATTACCACCACCACCAGTTCCTCCTACTCCTTCAGCACCAGTATAAGCTCCTCCTCCACCACCACCTGCTCTTGTTACAGAAGAACCAGTTATTGAAGAAGCTAAACCAGCACCACCATTTCCGCCTGTTGTTGCACCACTACCAAGATCTCCACCAATAGCACCTGCTCCTCCTCCTCCTGATGCTGCATAACCTGAACCTCCTGTTGATGCGTTCCCACCTCTATAACCTTGATTTGCTGTCCCAGCACCACCTCCTCCATTAGAACCGCCACCTCCACCTGAACCACCATTATTGGCACCAGTTAAATTTTTTCCTCCACCTCCTCCTCCTGATGAAGTTACTGTTGTTATATCAGTTCCTGAAATTGAAGAACTTGAACCATCAGAACTATTAAAACTAATAGTATCTTCATCTGCACCACCAGCACCAACTGTAATTGTATAAACTGTTCCTCCAGAAAATGTTAAACTTGCTTCTGAACTTCCTCCACCACCTGAAGTTTCTGTTGAATATGAATTTCTGTAACCTCCAGCACCACCACCACCTCCATATGGACCAGCACCACCTGCACCACCAGCTATTACTAAAAAATCTACTGAATATGTTTGTGGTGTTTCATTAGTTACATCATCATCAACAGTTGGAATCCAACCTTTTGTTGCACCAGAATAAACCAATGTAACTGATTGACCATCTGTATTATAAATTGGATTTGGAGTTGTATTTCCTTGAAAATTTAAAGAGTTTTGATTTATTGTAACTGCATTTGTTCCCCATTTTCTAGCATAATCAACTAAGATAATTGTATCTCCAGCAGTAGCAGAAGCAGGTAATGTTACAGTACAAGCATTTGAAGTTGTATTAATCCAATATCCATTACCAGCAACAGCAGATAAAGTTGCAGCAGTAACAATAGATTGCCAAGATGTTCCAGTAGATAGTGTTGCAAACTCTAATGCAGTAGCACCACTATTTGTTCTTAATACTTGTAATGAACTTCCAATAGTTGTTAATCCAGTTCCACCTCTTGTAGTAGGTAAAGCAGAAGTAAATCCTGTTATATCAAAATCCCAAGAAGCAGCAGTTGTTCCAGTAACTAAAATACAAGTGCATACTGCAGTTGTGTTTGCTTGAATTGTTCCTACTAAATTAGAACCAGATGAATTTACTGTAAGCGAACCAGTTGAGTTGTTATGAATTTCAAAAGTATGTCCAAGTGTTAATGTGGTTACAACTGGTAATACAATAGTTTGTGTAGTTGATCCTGTAAAATATTGTTTATAGTTACTTGATACTGTTAATGTAGTTGTACCAGCTGCTGTAGCAGTTGTTGAATATCCAATTTTAATATTATCAATAGTAGGTAATGTTAATGTTTTATTAGTTAATGTATCTGTAGTTGCTCTACCAACTAAAGTATCAGTTGATGTTGGTAATGTTAATGTTCCAGTATTACTTATTGAAGATATTACAGGAGTTGTTAAAGTTTTATTTGTTAATGTTTGAGAATCAGAAGTTCCAACAACTGTTCCAGATGGAGCAGATAATGTAGAAATAGTTCCTAAACCTAAATTAGTTCTTGCAGAAGAATTAGATGCTAAATCAGATAAATTATTAGCAACTAATAAAGCACCAGATAATGAAGCATAAGCAGCAACCCAAGCTGATCCTGTATAAACTTTCATTACATTATCAACTGAATTAAAATATAAAGCACCACCAGCTAAAGCATTTCCATCATTGTCTAAAGTTGGATCAGATGTTTTAGATCCTAAATATCTGTCATCAAAATTATCATAAGCAGCTAAAGCAGAATCTCTTGCACTGTTTGCGGCATTTGCAGCATTAGATGCAGTATTAGCAAAGTTACTAGAGTTGTTAGAAAAATTACTAGAGTTAGAAGCATGATTGCTAGAGTTGTTAGCAAAATTAGATGAATTACTAGAATATCCTAAAGCCGCTGTTGCATTAGATGTTGCATAACCTGCTTGTGTTGTAGCAGTTGCAGCATTTGATGAAGCATATCCAGCTTGTGTAGTTGCAGTCGTTGCACTTGTAGATGCAGAGTTTGCACTATTAGAAGAATTAGCCGCATGATTAGAACTGTTGGATGCGTGATTAGAAGATGTATTCGCAGAGTTAGAACTATTGTTAGCAAAGTTAGAACTATTAGAAGAAGACAATGCAGAAGCGTTAGCACTGTTGCTAGAATTATTTGCAAAGTTAGAAGCATTAGAAGCATTAGCAGCTACACCTGCTAAATATGTTGCAGATGAATTAGCTGAGTTAGATGAATTGTTTGCAAAATTAGAACTGTTAGATGCGTGGTTAGAACTGTTACTAGCATGGTTTGCAGATGTGTTTGCAGAATTAGATGAATTAGAAGCAGAGTTAGCTGCAGCATTTGCAGACGTACTAGCAGAAGCAGCATCAACTAATAAATTCCATTTAGCAGTATCAGCATTAGTAGATATAGGTTGTGATCCTGTAGATGTATGCGCTGTATTACAAATATAAATATTATTATTAGAAGTATCTTTAATTAAATCACGAACATAATAAGCTGTGGCGGTAGCCCAGTTACCTTTATATGTT